CGTACAGTCGTCATCACTGACTCTGCACTTAATTGTGTGGGGGATTTGGGCGCGGCTGGTAAATCCCTCAGCAACCGTCTGGCACTCTGTACTCTCTCATGGGACTCACACCGGGTAACCGGGGTAGGCCCATATCGTGCGTAGACTAGGACGGTCGCACCGTCCGGTTTTGCGCTGGTACCGCCGCCTCCTTGTTTTAGGAGGCCGGGAACACGAGGGCATGGAGCATAGCGCGTCGCAGTACGGGACGCAAGGCCACGGATTACCCGGTTAACCCCGGGGACTCTGGAGAAGAGTTGTAAGTTGTCCACAACTGCGACTCCCTTGCCACCGTCTATGGCTCGATTTCCACTCGCTTCTCCTAGACGCAGAAGGACCTTGGCTACAGCTGTTTGGGGGCCGGTACGCATTACAAGTCGTTCGCAGAAGACGCCGTGGCGTTCTGATATGAATGATTTGGACTTGTTTGCCTTTAACCCGAGCAGCTCAAGGTTCTTCTCGTATCTCTCTATCACGCCATCGTTCCACAAGCCTATGAGATCATCCCCGCAGACTTTGTAGTCGCCCTTACGGGCGCCTGCATTTTCTGCGGCAAATGCGTTGAGGACGTTCAGGACTGTCCATCCTGGGCCGAGACCCATTAGAGCTCCGCACTTAGATTGAGTCGGAGGGCGATCGATCTCTGGGCCCGTGAATATCGTGTGCTCGTTTATGACGGCGTGTTGAGCTTCGTCCCACCACTCTGGTTTTCCGGTGTGGGCGGTGATGCGGTTTAGCACAAAGTTGGCGAGTCCGATGCTAATCGGGTCCGTGGACTTCGAAAGGTCAGCTGAGTATAGCCGAAGTCTCTTTCCAGAGATGGAGGTGAGCTCGACTTTCTGATTGAGGAGTACATCGCGAGACATTGCAAAGCGCTTCAGTCTTGGCATTAACCATGCTGACATTGCTCGCGCAGCCCATTGTACCTCAGCGGTGTGCAAGGTGGCGACCCTGATTTTTCCATCCGGTTGGACGATCGGAAGCATTCGTGCTTGCCGTTTGAACCTCGCTTCGTCGAGGGAGGCACGGAATATTTCGGGTATGGTACGAGATACGAGTTCGGAGGTTGGGAACGGGTCGAAGAATTCGGGGAACGACTCTGCCGCGGCCACAATCGCTTCGGGATTTATCTCCCAAAGTAGTTGCTGTAGCGGGGTCTGCTCCGTGAATGATTCGCCCCAAGAAACTTCCTCAGCTGCGTCGCGTAGCGCATCTTCCATTCGTTGCATATTAGCAGCCTGGGTAACTTCCCATGGTACCTTACCGTAGAGTTGATAGACTACGGAGGCTCCGCCTGCCCGGGCGGACTGCTGATAGCACGATTTGGTGGACGGTAGAGGTAGACGTATGTTTTCGGCCTTTAGGCCGGAGCCGGTTCGGAACAACCGGTCAATGAACGCACCCAGTTTATCGAGGGTATCTTTAGTTGGCATGGGCGTCTCCTCTGTGATCCGTTGATGCGCTGCTCGTACTTCGTCG